GACCCTTCCCACAGTTTCAGTTCCATGAGGTAATTAGCGTCATCTTTCGGCTCATTCTTGATGACCTTGTAGCCTATCGAGTGTTCGGTCAACACCCCGTCCTCATAGAGCTTTATTGTGTCCCGCCCGTAGGAGGTATGTGATATTTTGCTCTCGAAGTACAGCCCCTTTGTGTCTTCGTTGAGTATCGACGGCTTACCCAAAGGTAAGTTCGTGTCGTGCTGCAGGAGGTGCAGTATGCGTGGCCGCTGCGACAGTGGCCCGTTCTCCTGTATTGTCTTTGTGAATGACCCCGGCATGATTATGTCACCGTCGCTGTCCTTGTTGCCGAAGATCGAGAAGTACCCCGTTATGATACCCTGTTTTACATCCACGTCTTTCACTGCGCCCCCGCAGGTGTCCTTAAAAAGCATTATTCCACTCATCTTATTACCCTATATGTCAGTCCACATCTGCAATTAATCGTATTACCTGGGCCGCCCCTCTCATCACCCGGTTTGTCCATGATAGCCCCGTCTGGAAGTATAAAGTCCTCGGCTAGGTCAACGGCCACGTTATTCATCATGTAATGCACGTCCCTTGTCCTCTGGTCTGTTACCGCCGTCCATATCTTCTGCATCGGCACTCCCAAATCCTTAGCTGCTTTCAGCGACCCCTCATTGGATGCTGTCAACACTTCAGTTCTCGCAATCCTCAGCGCCCGCCACCGTGCTATCTCCTCGCCCTGTTCTTTCAGGGTGTTTTTAATAAACCGTGCCGTGCGATCCATTCCCCACCCCTCGGTTGCTGAGTAACCTACCGCCTTGCCGATGATGTTACGTATCTGTTCTCTCGTCAGACGGGTGATGCTCACTATCTTCCGTCCGGCCCGTGTTGCGGCATACTCGGCCATGTACTGCGCCCAATAGTCAATCAGTTCATCCTCTTCGGCTTTCCTGTTCCTGAATGTATCCCGTGCAAACGCCACACCCACCACCGAGTAAAGAGACTTCATTATCTTCATCATGTCGTCATCCTGCACCGGGGCAAGTGACGGGTCTGTGTAGTTGCCTTCGGTGATATTGTTAGCCACACCGTAAAACTGCCGCTTCAGCAGCGCACGGATCAACATAGCATACCGCTTCTCGTAACTGTCCCTGAGAGAGTTTATGCGTTTATATTCTATGTCGCTCCGCAGTATCATACCCCTGTATGTTCGTACCATTCAAGTATCAACTGAATGACATTAGCCGATGTCCCGTTGGTGTACCTGAATAGGTATTTGCTGTTCTGTTTCAAGATCCATTCTTCTGACAAGCCCCTTTCAACTGAGCTGCCCTTGCCTGTTGACAGTGTGGCGTTCAATATCGTCGTCCCTCCCGTTGGGGTAATCAGATCAGCGCCCGTCATGCCCCGCAAAATGGTCATGGTCGAGGCCGTTGCGCTGTTGCGGTTGTGGTTCATAGGAGTGACCGCCGCACCCCCGGCAAACGAGGTCACGTCTTCCAGAAGCGTAAACGTCCCGTCGGCAGTGGTGTTAAGTTCCCATGTGATGTGCGCCCACTTCGCTGTGTTGGGTGTGGTAAATGCTAGAGTAGCCACCTGCCCGTTGCTCAAAGTATAGTTCATCCCCGACCGATAGAAGCTGCCCGCATGAACCTCGTGGTGCGGATAGTCAATGGTGGTAATAGCATTGGTGAGATTATCCTTCGCATTGTCGAGATAATCCTTGACGTATTCCTTTGACTTTATGTTGTCGGTCTTACTCAATGCCTAACCTCTTTAAATTGTCCTCTACCTCTTCGTCCGTTGCATTTAGCTCCGCCAGTTGCGCCTCGGCCTCAACCGCTGCCTGCTCCTGCTGCTCTACCCATCCGTTTATCGGGGTCAGCCCTGCCGGTATCCATATCATGTCCATTTCGGGCGTCGGGTCAGGATCCCAGCCCATGATGTCACGCTTTTCATTCAGTGAGATCCAGTATGCCTCTTTCAGCCCCTGCACCTGTTCTGTCAGATCGTCCTGCAACTCGGGCACAACCGAAGTATCATAATCGACCCACAACTCCGGCCCATATCTGCGGGTCACATAGTTGTTGAACGCATCACGGAACTGTGTCAGCTGAGGGATGACGGCGTTAACCCATATCGCCCGTGCTGCCTCCTTCGTGTTGGAATAGGTCTTGTTTGACGCATCGTTGAACAGCTCCGAGGGGACATGGTAAACGTTACACAGCGTCCGCAAATCCATTTTGTCGTTCTCGATGATAGCCAGATCTACCGGAGACATACCCATCTGGTTCCACTTCAGCCCGTAGGCCGTAATCGGTATCCTGCCCCTGTTCGTTGGTTTAGAGTATTCATCCAGCCTCTCCCTCAAGGCCGCAACCTGTTCGTCGGTAAGACCTACACCCGTCTGTTCTTCATTACCCGAGATAAACCCCATCATACCGGAGTTCTGCATCGCCGAAGTTCCCGCATCAAAAGAAGCGTTTGACTTGCTCACCACCTTGCGCCCTGCACGGATAGGAGACATCCCGTAGAGATGCGACCCAGCCAGGTAGTCGGGCGTCCAGTATTTCATGTGTATCATCTCCTCCGGTGGGATGACAACCGACTTGTCGGGGATATACCTGTAACCCTTCACCGGACGTGTCCTGTCACCGGCCAATATCTCTATCACCTGCGACGGCAGTGTCCACAGCTCTTTGATGACCCCAGCGTTAACCCCATTTGTCGGCCCGATGGCATGAACGTAAGCATTACCCGTCACAAGTTTGAACCCGACCATCTGCTCTATGAACTCCGCCCATCCCTGTAAAGCGTTAGGAGTGTTGAACAGTTGCATCAGCTCGTGGTCTTCGATAGGCTCCATCGCCTTGTGCCGCAGTAGTTGTTTCTGGATGGTTACGTCAGGCGTGCCTGACTTGTAGAGCTTGAGAGCCTTTTTGTCTTTTATATCGTACACAAACCAGGGTATCGTCCCGGCCTTCTGTGCAATGAACGAAACAATGGAATAAACGATAGGATTAGACGTGTAGCCCTCGACATAACCTTCGATGTTGTCCGGCAGGTATGCGGGGTTGTTCTGTCCTATGTAACGCATGATCGCCTCGTAAACCGGATCACCGATGGCCCTTTGTCGCTCCGCTACGGCCTTTTCAATATATTTCCCTAATAGTCTCTCAAACATCCCCATCTCACCACACTTTTACTCCCTGACTTGACATTGTCCTCACAAAATAATAACGCATCGCATCAATAAGGTGGTTGAAGTCGTCGATAGGCTTCTCCGCCCGCTTGTCGTCCCAGATATAGTTGTTCAGCTCCTTTGCCAGATTAAACGACCTTTCGGTTATTATGATCTCGTAGCCCTGCATCAGCTTCAGCGCCTCCACTACCGTCCACTTGGCTTTGTTCACCGGCATGATGTTAAACTCCCTCCGCAGGTTGGCTATCATCCTTGCATCGGCACAGTCAGCAATGATCTGTTCCGTCGGTGTGACCAACCCCTTTAATATTTGCTTCAGCGCATCAGCCGAGTTGCCCGACTTATATATCATCTCGTCGGCGTATATTATCTGCCTCTTGTGGTCGATGGCAACCTTGACCATCGCATCGGGATCAGAGAACCCGAAGTCAAGACCATAACCATGAGGCAGTGAAGTTTCAAAAGACCCATACTTCCAGTTTCCGAGAATCGCCCCTTCGAGCCGCCCGAGTTCGCCCAGGCCATATACCTGCCACCACATCTCGAACCCCGGCTTGTCCCGCTTCATTAATATGTTTTGACGTTCCTTCTCTGGTAAGTATGGGTTATCAATAAAATTCGATTTGATGAGCGTGTGTTCAAAGAACGGGATGACCTTGTCGTGCAGAAAAAATTCTACATCGGGGTTGAAGTCCAAAAAGGTTGTCTCCTGCGTTCGGGTGTTCAGCTGGTCAAATACCTCATAGGTGATCTTCCGGTTGCACTCATTGATAAAAAGTATATCCCTCCTCGGCCCGTGTGCTTTGGCCGTGTTGCTCTCCACCCCGTAGAACTCAATCAGAGATCCGTTCGACAAACGATAGGTCATGTCGGACTTGTTCTTTATCGCCCAGGGGTTGTCGCCGAAGTCAGTGATGATACGTTCAAAGTCGGGAACCACACCACTGCGAAGGTGCGGCAGGGCGTAAGATGCTATGGTAATTCTTTTCGGGCCGTGATACTTGGCAATGAGATATAAAAGCTGAAGGATGGAGTAGGTCTTTGATGATCCCTGTCCACCCTGATTGATTACGAGTTTTGCCCCCGTTCTGTATGCCTCTGCGTTTCGTGCAAATACGTTAGTCAGCTTTACTCCCATTTATCAACCGCCTCAGTTCCTCCGCTGTCTTATCCGTGTCCACTGTTACCTGGATGTTCGTTACCGTCCCCGTCTGCTCTACCTCAGTCTTGTCTGTCCACCCGAAGTTCTTTAATGCAAAGATGGCCCCCGTACATTGAGCGCCGTGCAGCTTCTGTTCGTACACCGCCTCGATCTGGAGCCTCGCCCTTTTTATTGTGTACGAAAAGTCGCCTTGTTCGTAATCGTAGAATGACTGCCTGCTTTCAAATCCCAAAGCCAACGCCAGCCCTGATATTGTCGGCTTATCCGTTAGTTCAAAGTAAGCGTCTATCGCTTCCTGCAATTCTTCTGGTGATTTGTATTTCGGCGGTCTTCCTATCATCAATTCATGCACAGTGGCTCTTTGAGTATCTTAACGTGAACGGGGTCAGTGTAATAGAAGATTACCGTTATCCCCTTTATCGTTGGTGTGGAAATGTAAAAGGAGGGGTCTTTATCCCACCTCACAACATCCTTCTCTTTGCCCCTCCTGTTCACGAATGAATACTTGACACCACTATTACTACAAATATACTACATTTGTTGCTGTTTTATCAAAAAAGTTTTTAACAACTCTAAGTCCATTGTTGTGTCTGCCGGTGTGACCGCATCGGTGCACAGGTCAACGGCACGGGTTTGCAGTGCCAGCGAGTGCATCGTCTTACGCCACGTCCCCACATTGTATATACCGCTTGCATCTCGGTTTATTAGTTCGATCATCAGCTCTG